ATTCAGTTTTTACATCCGCGTTGTCATGGTTTGAAAACAGCACTTGATGTTCAGCAAGGAAAAACAAGACGATGAGTCAAGAAAAGTTCCCTGCACCGCCAAAGCATCTCAAGGAATCCGGCAAAGAAAAGTGGCGTATGGGGGAGGAACTTTGGATAGAGGGCAAGCTTACCAGGCGAGATTTGATCAATTGGCAATTGTTCGCTGAGGCATGGGATGAGAAAGTCCATTGCGAGGCTATCGTGGCTAATGATGGCGAATACCAGTGTGCGCCGAACGGATGCTATGCACAGCATCCAGCCATCAAACGCAGGAAGGAAGCGGAGCAGAGAATCTTCAGGTATTCGCAGGTTTATGGATTGGTTCCCGAGGCACGTCGTAAGGCACCAGCGGCACAGCAGGGAGTCGCGGCAAGGAAACGAGATTGAGCAAAATCGAACGTGATACAGAACTCTGGATACGCAATCGATCCGACGAAGTGGCTGTCGCTAATGGATGCTATTTCGATGTCGAGCGTGGAGCGTATACCGTCTGGTGGATCGAGCGTTATTGCAGGCTGTATGAAGGCGAGAACGCTGGAGAAAACCTGCTACTCAGGACTGGATGCCCTGCAGCAGATAAGCAGGTCATGGACGAGTGGGACGAAGGCGGCCGCGAAAAGTCGATCAAGCGTGCCGAAATATACGCTGATTGGGTTGCTGCTGGGAACCATCGCGATTGGCAGTACGAATGCACGATGCGATTGTTCGGATGGGCTAGGCAGTCTGGTCGATGGAAGCGTAGTGTAAGACGGTTCAATGCTGCTAGTATTTGGATTCCAAAGAAGCAGAAGAAGACGCCTACGCTGGCATCTTGGGGTGTTTACCTAACGTGCGGCGATGGTGAGCCTGGTGCCAAGACGTTTGGCGGAGCGAAGGACGGTAATCAGGCTGGGATTGCGATGGCTCACGCTATTGCGATGATTGAGCAGTCTCCAGAGCTGGCTAGCGAGTGCAAGATAAACCGCAACGAGAACTCAATCGAACACATGCCGACGCGTAGCAAGTACCGTCCGCTGTCGAGCGCGAATGAGCGAAGCAAGAACAGCAAGGAAGGGATCAACGGAAACATACTGATCGACGAAACGCACGTTGTTGACAGAGACTTTATCAGCATTATTTCTCGGGCTGGCATCAGTCGCAGCGAGCCAATGCACTTGGAGGTTTCGACAGCGGGTAACAATCCAGATGGATACGGGAAGGAGCGACAAGACTACGCACGACAAGTCGAAATAGCGGCGATTGAGAACGATCAGCTATTTGTGGCGATTTATGAGGCTCCGCAAGCTCTGACCGACGAGCAGTTAGCTGAAGATCCTATCCATTATGGAATGTTGGCTAATCCAGCTTGGGGGCACACGGCGCACGAGGAGGAGTATGTCGCGGATTACCAGCAATCGCGGAGGACTATCAGCGGGCTGGCTCAATTCAAAATGTACCGGTTAAACATTTGGCAGACGACTTCTAACCAGTGGTTGAGGCTAGATGATTGGGTCAATTGCGGTCAATCAGAGCACGACAGGGACACGCTGCAGGGTCAGGCAGCAGCGATGGGGATGGACTTGTCTAAGACTCGTGATATGTCTGCACTGTCGGTGTCGATTCCATACGATGACAAAACCTATTTGTTTGTGGATTTGTGGATGACGGAGAGTTATGCGCGTGCCAATGCTGACAAGGCTGCGTTTTTGCAATGGCAGGCAGATGGTGCGTTGAATCTGATACCAGGCGAGGTTATCCAAGAGTCATTTCTGCGAGCCAGATTTACAGAATTGTGTAAAATGTTCCAGGTGAAAGTGCTGGTCAAAGATAAGACTTATGCAGCAGATTTTACCGAGTGGGTTGAGGAGAATCATTCGAGCGTTTTGCAGGTCGATTATCCGCAAAATGCCAATGCAATGGAAAAGCCGATTGACGACTTCGAGGCTGACATAATCGACGGAATGATTGCCCACGACAACAATCCATGTTTGACTTGGCAGGCAGGCCACGCATCGGTACACACAAACGCACGAGGATTCCGGATTATCCAAAAGCCAAAACCCAACGACGTTCGCAAGGTTGATGGGATGGTAGCTGCGTTGATGAGCCACTGGGGAACGAAACACTTACCGAAAAAGAAAAGCGTCTATAAACGCCGAGGTGTCCTATGCGGGTAAAACGTGGTTTGCGAGACAGCTTGTTTGTTTTCGGGTTTGGATGTGTGGTTAGCGCTGCGTTTATGGTGGCAATGCCGCTTGGATTGCTCACGCTGGGCGGACCATTGATGGCGGTGGCATTTTTCGAGCGTCCAGAGAAAAAGGGTAGCTGAGCATGATTGTTGAAGCAGTACGCGATATGTTCGCGGCCCTTACGTTTGACGGCACGAACCCGAGAGATCCAGCCATTCGCAAGATGCTTGGGCTTGGCATGGATACCAAAGCAGGTGTGCAGATCGACCATACTCGGGTAATGGCAATCCCGGCTATCAAGCGGGCTGTTCAGATCATCACGGACAAGATGTACGGTATGCCGTGGTATGTCTTCAAGGAAAGCCCAGACGGTCGTGAGTTCGATACTTCGCATCCGAGCTGGCGGTGTGTGGTTGATCAGGCCAACGAAGAGATCGACGCTGCTACACTTCGGCAGCAATTGACGCAGTGGGCGATGACGTGGGGCAATGGCTGTGCGGCTATCTACCGTCCACCTGAATGGCCAACCGGTGGGCATGTTGAGCTTATCCCGATGCTGCCAGACCGCACTAAGCTCACTAGGGTCAGCAAGTCTGTGGCCGAGAAGTATGGCGATTTGAGCATGGCCGGAACACTGATGTACGAGACCACTATTGGCGGACAACTGACGCTACTATTTCCTGGCGATGTGATTCACATTCGTGGGGTTGGTGACAATCCTTACTGGGGATACGACATCGTAGAGCTGATGAGCGAGACGTTTGGCGGGGCAATTGCCAAAGAGGAGTTTGCAAATCGCCTATTCGGTCAGGGTGCAACTCCAGCGGGCTTTGTTGAGATGGAGGGGAGTCTTGACGAAGAATCTGAAGAGAACTACATGGCATCACTCGTGCAGGCTATGCAGGGGCTTGGTAAGGCTCACAAGATCATTCTGTTGGAGGAGGGAGCCAAGTTCAAGCCATCGACGATTGACCCGCAGAAGACGCAGATGCTAGAGGGCAGGCAGTTCGACGTGCGGCTATTGGCTATGACCATCGGAATCAAGGTGCATAAGCTTATCGATGGTGCAAATAGTGCGTTCAAGTCGCTGGAACAGGCAAACCAAGAGCATAAAGACGATGACATTATTCCTTGGGTCAACAAGTGGCGACAGCAGACCCATGCGAAGCTGTTGACCGATAGCCAGCGATTTGAGCGGACGCACAGCATCGACGTGGACGACGAGTATCTGGAGTGGATACCGTTCGCGGATCGCGCGGCAGGAACGGTAGAGCTATACAACAACGGTCTGATCGAAAAGGACGAGGGGCGGCGTAAAGTAAACTTCGGCCCGAGCAAGTCAGCGAGGGCCAAGCAGTATCGTATTCCGTCGAATATCGTCTATGAGGACGATCTGGCGATGGTTGCCGCTAATCAGCCTGCCCCTGCGAATAACGCACCTAATGGACTGGCCGATGAGATTCCGTGCGAGACTACCAAGAAGATGGAGGAAACAATACAGGAGCTATCTGACGCACACTTGGATCGCGTTAAGTCGCGCCTGGTGAAGGTGGCAGGCGGAAAGGCGAAGCAGGGAGGCAAGGCTTTTCTGACTTGGTTGGATGCGTTGCAGCCTGAGTCTGCTCCTCCCTCAATCCAGGGTGCTGTTGATTCGATCTACAAAGATTTTTGTGTTGCCGCAAATAAAATTGCGGAGAGTGCTACTACCGACGAAGAATTAAGGAGTGCTATCGATGCGATTTGATGCAACAGAACCACATGCAATACTTCCCGAGGCTGTCGCAGGACTGCTGGAGCAATTAACTGGCAAGGTGACTTCCGTGAAGTCGTCTCTGCCAGAGCCATATTGCCTAGCCAGCGAAGGAGGGGAGCCGATTGAGTGGTCTGCGGTCAGCAGTGGAGGCGGTTCATCAGGGATGTTGGCGGTTATCCCGCTTTCAGGTCCACTATCGCCAGACGGTCGATATGGTGGCACTTCGCTCAATGGGTTCACTCGGGCGATTGCAATGGCTGACGCTAACCCAAACATCGGGTCCATCCTGATTCACATTACTAGCCCTGGTGGTACAGTGACCGGAACTCCAGAGGCTGGAGATGCAGTTCGGGCAGTGCGCGACGGAGGGAGGACTCGCATCGTGGCCATTGCCGACGGAATGATGGCCAGCGCGGCAACCTGGATCGGGACTGCTGCGGAAGAGGTTGTCGTTACGCCAAGCGGCGAATCCGGGTCCATCGGTGTGATCTCGATGTATGCCGACCAGAGCAAGCTTTTAGAGTCGATTGGATTGAGCGTGGAGGTTATCCGCAATCCTGCCAAGAAAGCTCGGTTCACTGGTATCGAGCCGATGACGGAAGACATGCGGCAAACGATGGAGACCCGCAATGCGTCGGCGTATGAGCGATTCAAGCGAGCGATGGCGGACAATCGCAAGGTGCGGGTTGATACGGTAGAAGCTAAGTTCGGAGGCGGCGAAATGATGGATGCGACCGAAGCAAAGGCCGCTGGTCTAGTGGATCGCATCGATACGCTGGACGCAACCATTTCACGTATGCTCAAGCGACCAGCTAGGAAGGCTCCGAGCAGTGCGTTGGCGGCGTTGGCTTTAACGACTCTTGACGAGTAGAAAATTCTTGTAACATCGCTTGACAGTTATGCATCGCATGACAATAAAGAAAGAGCACGCGGGAGAAAGACCCGCATTTACAAAATAAAACGTGGCCAGCAAGTCCCAAACTAAGTTGCGGGATGAGCGAACCAAGGTTAGAGCAGCCAAGCTAAGTCGCGGCAGTGTCTACCAACAATGTGATTTTTTACATTGTCGGTCGGCACTGCCTTTTTTTGTGCCCCGACGTAACACAGGGGATGCAAAGAATGGCTGTTTCACTGGCCGGCAAGAACAACAAGCAGCTAGCCGAAGAACGAGCTGCACTGGTGACTAAGGCTCAGGCTTACCACACCGAGCACGAAGAAGCTTGGAGCGACGAGCATCAAGCGACGTTTTCAGCGATGCTGGAAGACTCCCAAGCTCTCAAAGATGGGATCGCTCGCCGCAATCAGCTAGCCAGCATGGCAGCAAGTGAGGCGGCTCTGCTTCAAGGTGACGGATCGGCAAACTACGACGATCCGATGTCTGGAATGAAGTCTCGAGGCAATGGTGACAAGCAACGCATGATTATGGTGCGTGATGGTCGGACTTCCAGCGGTCAACCACGATACGTTCCTGTCGCTGCAAGCCGACGCGGTTCGGAGCAGTACCGTACTGCCTTCGCTAGTGCTCTTGCAACTGGACAAAAGTTTGCTGGACTAGACGAAGTATCCGGCGAATCAAACGGAATTTCCCAGTACGCTACGCTTCAGAGCGACAGCGCACAGCAAGCTGGCTACCTGGTTGCTGAGGAAGAGTTTGCTTCGGATCTTCTGAAAGAGGTCGATGACCTGCTTTTCATCCGTCGTCGTGCAAAGGTGCATCAAGTTCCTGTGGCATCTAGCCTCGGGATTCGCAAACGTTCAAGTCGGCTCAATTCGTTTGCTTGGGGCAGCGAGCTTGTGGTTGCAGACAACGATACTTCGCTGAAATATGGCAAGAAAGTGCTGACTCCGCATCACTTGACAGGTTCGGTCAAGATCAGCCGCGATTTGGCTCGGCGTTCGTCCATGATCGTTGGCGAGGTTCGCGGTGAATTGGCCCGCGATGCTGGCGAAAAGATGGAAGACGGGTACATGCTAGGCAACGGTGACCGTCAGCCAATGGGTGTGTTTGTGGCGTCCAACGACGGTATCAGCACAGCTCGAGACGTGCAGACCGGTTCGTCGACGAACATCACACCAGATGGTTTGTTGGCAGCCAAGTACGCGCTCAAGAGCCAGTATCGTCGCGGACAACGCGGCGAGATCTCATGGTTGTTCCACCGCGATGCGATTAAGTTGATCGCACTGCTGAAGGATGGCGAAAACCAATACCTGTTCCGCGTTGGTGCCGGTATCGCTGCCGACAACTCTGCTCCAGAGGATGTTTTGCTGGGCTATCCAGTGGACGAATCCGAGCGTGCTCCGCATACGTTCACTAGCGGTCTGTATGTCGGGCTGTTGGCCAACTGGCGTTACTACGAGATCGCTGACGCTTTGGATATGGAAATCCAAGTGTTGACCGAACTCAACGCTCGTACAAACGAATTTGAGTACATCGGACGCCTGAAGACGGACGGTATGCCAACGCTCGAAGAAGCTTTCGTGCGTCTGAAAACTAACTAGGCCATCGGCTTGGTTGGTTGGGTTCGCGTCAATCAAATGCAATTTAGGGAGCAAATAAATGTACGGTTTTGGATTGCTTGAGGATGTCAAGATTATCAAGACATTCGACGAAGTGACCGCAGCAACAAGTGCTGCCAACGGTGTCACGATTGACACCGCTGGTGCCGAGGGTGTGATTTTCGTCACGGTCTTTGGTACTCAAGCTGTTGACAACGGCGTCAAAGTTCAGCAGGACACTGCTTCGGGAATGGGCACCGCGGCTGACCTACTCGGATCGCTGCAGCTTGTCGATGCTACTAAAACGACTGCAGTCAATCAGGTTCACCGCCCACGCGAACGATACGTTCGGGCTGTGGCTGTTCGCGGCACATCGACAACTATCCCTGCCGGATTCGCGATTGTGTACGGTCTGAAGTCTGTTCCGTTTGCCAACGGTTCGCAAGCTGACGTTGCTGCTAAGGTTCTCGTTTCGCCTGCTGAAGGGACCGCCTAAGCCATGTTAGTCGAAACACTAACCATTGCGGCTGGGCGTTTCCAGTTCACTGCCGGCGAGGAGCTTGAGTTCTCTGATAAAGAGGCCAAAGAGCTAATCGCCTGCGGTGCTGCTCGTGAAGTCAAGCCTGAGAAGGTTGATGGAAGACGTTCCAAGGCGGCGGACAGCAATCAGCGGGGTGAGTAGATGGGCCTACGCAGAACGATTGAACCGGTAGCAGATGCGATCACTATTCAGACTGCAAAGAAGCAGTGCGAGATTGCACCCACCGATTACGCACACGATGCACACCTGAGCCGGCTAATATCCGGTGCGGTGCGCGACGTTGAGCGGTTCACTCGTCGAGCGTTGGTAGATCAGACCTGGGAGCTAACGCAAAGTCGGTTCCCATGCTGGGCGATTTGTCTGCCACGGCCACCGCTACAGTCGATTGCATCGATCACTTATGTGGACTCTGACGGGACCACACAAACGCTCGATCCATCGCTGTACGAAGTGTCTGACGAATCGCCAGCAGTATTGCAGCCGGCGTACAACAAGGTTTGGCCAGAGACACGGCCTGGAACGGTTGGAGCGGTGAAGATTACCTATGTGGCTGGTTACGGTCCAGATAGCGTTCTGGTTCCAGACGAGTTTAAGAATCTGATCGCTGAGTTGGTTTTGTTTCGATTCACGGCGGGTAGAGGTGACGTTCCAAACGCGGACATTCCAAAGCACATCCAGTGGTCGCTGAAGTCGCTGCGATGCGGGATGGTTCTTGGGGCATACGGGGTAAGGCGATGAGCTATGGCCTGGGGTACACGCGAGGCTCGGACACGTCGCAGATGCGTCACCGAATCAATGTTGAGACGGCGACTACGGAAATCGATTCTGCACGCCAAAAGGTTGTCACGTATGTTACGCGACTCGCCGCCGAGCCTGCTGCATTCATGCAGGTGTCTGGTGGCGAAACGATCCGAGGAAGACAAATAGAGGCAGGCGTCACAGCGCTGTTTAAGGTCAATTATCGAACGGGTTATGCGGTAACGGATCGCGTCCAGTTCGACGGGCAAGCATACGGGATTGTAAGGCTAGAGATTCCGCAGGGTGTGAAGCGTTTCATGTGGCTGCACTGCAAAGGTGTGGTGTAGGCATGTCCAACAAGCTGCAAATTACGGTGAATGGCGATGCTGAGGTTATCGCGTTGCTGGACAAGTTGCCAAAGTTGTTGGTTCTGTCGGGTGGACCTGCAGATAGGGCGATGAAGGCAGCGACGACAGTCCTTCAGGATAGAGCCATTGCGATTGCTCCCGATAGTCGCAGCACTGGATCTCGGAAAAAGCAGAGCAAGAAATCCAAGGCGATTTGGAAGGGAAAGCTAAACCAAAAGATTCGCAAGAAGTTGATTCGGCATCAGTCGGGCGTGTATGGGCTTGTCGGCCCGAAGTCACCCGAAGGGAACATGGCTAACTTCGTAAGCGGAAAGCAACGCAGGTTGGTGCTGTGGGGGAAGTCTACGCGGGTTGTCGTGTATCGCTATCAGCGTAATTGGATGTTGCAGGCGTTCGACGAGTCTCGCGACCAACAACTGACAGCGATGCGCAGAACGCTCAAGACAGAGCTTGATCAGCAATGGCGGGGCTCACACAAATGACGGCGATGGAAGATGCGTTTTGCGAATACTTGCTGACCAAATCTTCGATTACTGATTTGATCGGCACAGGTGACAATGCTCGGCTATGGCCTGACGTGTTGCCAGAAGGGTATTCAGTGAAATCAGATGGCCCGGCCGCCACATACCAAATCATCGATGGAACGGACGAGCACACAATTAGCGACCGATGCGGTTTTGTCCAGGCGAGGGTTCAGATTTCCTGCTTTGCTTGGAAACGCTCGATAGCAAACCAACTTGCCAGAGCGATTAAGAATAGTGGCGTTATTGCCATGAAGGGTGTTAGTGGAGGCGTCGATTTTCGTGGTGTTGAAGTCGCCAGGGGAATCAGCACGTTTGATGATTCGCCAACTGATGGCAGCCAAGAGCATCGCTACTTGGCAGATTTCGACTTGATGATTTCCTATCTGGAGTAAGTGATATGGCTAATCTTGGTGACACCGGCAACGGAGCCACGGCAGTTTTTGGAACGTCTGCGTTGTCGCTGGCGATTACTGAAATTCAGATAGGTGAAATCACCATCGACATGCTCGACGTGTCGCTGTTGGCGACTACTGATTTCATGCTTGAGATCGCGAGTGACCTGAAGAAGGCACCCGAGGTAACGCTGAAGTTCGTGTTTGACACGTTGGCAACAGCACCAGTAGTTGGCGGAGTCCCTGAAACATTCACGGTTACTTTCCCTCTGCGAACTGGCGAAGCAACAGCAGCAAACCTGGCTGGGACGATTGTGATTACTGGTTTCCAGTTGCCTGAGTTGAAAAATGGAACGATTCAGACTGGAACTGCAAAGGTCAAGTTTAACGGTGACACTGGTCCTGCCTACACCAAGGCAATCGCTTCGTAAGTTCGACAATCAAACACAGGTTAGAGGAGCATTGATCAGCATGGAAATCAAACTCGAAGAGCATACAGTTCCCAAGATAACTCGTTGGGGAACAGTCCAGCGTTCGCTGAATCAGCACATCGTGTCTATCAAGACAGACGATTCCGCTAAATGGCTACATTGCGGTTACGTGGGTACATCCGCGTTCCTGCCACTTTCTGGATTCCCGAATGAGCTGGTGCCAGACGTTGCCAGGCTCTGCGGTGAGCATTTGGGACGGGACGTTTCGTATGTAAACGCTCCTCCAACTATGGCCGAAATTCAAGCCGGCTTGGATTCCAACCCAGTAACTACGACCGACGATGAGGACGACGAATAACGATGAGCCTTTCGGAAAAGCTGAAGCTTAAAACGTGCCAGACTCAGACCATCGAAGTAGATGGCGACCAGTACAACGTGACAGGCAAGACCAAGCGTGAACGCGGTGCCTTGTTTGCCCAGGCACGCAAGAAAAACGGCGTTGTTGATGGTGACAAGCTGGAATCGTTGCTGCTGGTTGCGTGCGTTTCTGATGCATCCGATGGATCGACGGCGACAGCCGAGGAATGGAACGCCGCGCCGAGCCATATTACTGGACCGCTCGTAAACGCAATCATGATCGTTTGCGGAATGGACAAGGATGACTTGGGTACATCCCCAAAAGACTCGGACTCAATCGAGAGCTAACGCTCGCGCATCGGTTGGGTCTAAAGCTTGGCCTGGAAGATCCAGAGCAGTGGCTGGAGGATTGCCCAGATCGCATCTCGGACAATTGGGAGGCGTTCTACAGGCTGAATCCGTTTGGCGGTGAGCAAGAAATGTTGGCAAGGATCACGAGCCTGCTGTATGTGATCGCAATGCAGAACTGCAAGGCGGAAGCCGTCTGCAAAGCGAGTGATTCGCTAATGCAGGCTCTGATGCCAAGCGATTGGGTTGGGCGTAAAGAAATTCCCAAGCTGTCGATTGATCAGCACATGCAGCAATTCGAGGCCGCGGTGGCCAAAGCATTTGGATAAGTCATATGGCTACATCAATCGCAAGCTATTCAGTCGGGCTAAACCTTGACGCCAGCGGTTATATCTCTGGCGGCAAATTGTCTCGCGCTGAGACTGCGGCTATCGTGCGCCAAATTAACGCTGCGAGAGATCCTACTGAGAAGTATGTTCGCAGCGTCAACCAGCTTGAAAATGCACATCGCAAAGGCGCTATCGAGACTGGTACATACAACCGATTGCTTGATGCCGCCAAGGACAAGCTGCACAAGCTTCAGTCAGCTACCGATCAAACGGCTAAGACTACCACGAACTGGACGACGACGGCGATGGCTGGCGTTAGTCGGTTGGTTGCTGCTTATGCCGGCCTGCAGACTATCAAAAAAGCAGTAAGCCTTGGGATTCAGGTTGAGCAAGCAGAGACGCAGCTCGAAGTGCTAACCAACTCGGCTAATAATGCCAAGTTTCTAATGGGAGAACTGAGAGACTTCGCCGCAAGCTCACCTATCACGTTCACTGGTGCAACGGACGCAGCGCGAACTATGTTGATGTTCGACGTGCAAGTACAGGACGTGATGCGAAACGTCCAGGCACTTGGCGACGTGACAGGTGGAAACAACGAGCGATTCAAGAATCTAACTTTGGCGTTTTCGCAGATGACCAGTGCCGGACGGCTTCTAGGGCAAGACCTCCGCCAAATGGTCGATGCCGGCTTCAATCCGCTGCAGCAGATCAGCAAGACAACTGGCGAGAGCATGATTGATCTGAAGAAACGCATGGAGGATGGAGGCGTATCAGCTCAGGAAGTCACGCAAGCATTCTACGCGGCTACTGAAGCTGGCGGGCGGTTCGACGGAATGACAGAACGCATTTCGGAGACGATGGGCGGCAAGCTGACGATTGCGATGAGCGATCTAGAATTGGTTGGAGTTCGGTTGAGCGATGCACTGTCGCCGCTGATCATTCAATTGACTAGCGGGTTCTCGGCAGGCATTGGTCCGCTAAGTTCGATACTTGCTATCGTCGAAACGATGAGCGACGGGTTTGGTTTCCTAGTGGCTGTAGCTACCGATGCAGCCCATGCGGTCAGCCTACCATTCGAGGCCATGCGAGGAAATTTGGAGAACGCGGGAACTCCTCATGCAATAAACGACTACTTGGATTTGCTTGACAAGCGAGACCAGGAACGGGCAGCAAAGGCGGCGCAAGAGAAGCCAAAACTTGAGATCCCCGACGTGGCCGCTTCTGTTCCTGGGCTTGGAGATAAGCTCGGCGGTTTGCTCGGAGGTGCTGTCGAATCGCTGCGATCAAAGCTAAACGACCCAGCTACGTTCGACGTTATCCCAGATGCGGTAAGCCAAGGACTTGGACAGGCATACCAGATGATGGAAACAAATGCTCGTGCGCTGCAGATTGCAGACGCTGAGATTGCCAAGCTCTCGAAGACAAGCCCATTGGCCAAATCTGCCGAGCAGGGATCGCAGGATGCATACAGCATTATTACTGGTGCTCAAAATACAGCGGCCGGCAAGCAGTTGGCTGAATCCCAAAGGCAGACTGTTCTGCTGGCCGCAAACCTGAAGGCGCAGGAAGAGGCTAACAGACTAGCAAAAGCCAATGAAACCCCATTCGGAGGCGTGCTGTAATGCCGGAGTTGATAGGTGAAAGGCGAGAAGGGGCTGTAAGCGTCAGACAGGGTACTGGTGGCATCCTCAATTACGAGCAGGATTACCACTATCTTGTCCAGGCTGATCATATCGGACAGAACCGGTTCGTAATTGCAACCACTCCAGGATTGCCAGTGGTCAATCAGACGCAAATCGACGGTCTGATCATGTGCAAGTCGAAGACAGCCAAACGTATGGACAAGGTTGCGCTGCTGTGGGAGGTGACTTGCACGTTCTCTAGCGAGGTGCAAGAGGGGACTGACCCCAGCACTCCACAGCAGGGAGACCCTCTGGCATGGCAACCGGTTGCTGAGGTTGAGTTTGAGCCAGACGAGGAGGTTGTCAGGAAGGATGTAGACGGAAAGGCGTGGGTGAACTCAGCAAACAAGCCGTTCGAGACGGGGCTGGTTGTCCCGAGCCTTATAGCATCTGCTACGTTCACCCAGTTTGAATCCGCTGGAAGCCTGACGCTCAATGGCATCATGGATCGAAACGCAAAGGTCAATTCCGCAACGTACAACTCGTTTGCAAAGAATACACTCCTGCTATTCGTCCAGCGTGCAACGATTGGATTCTTCTACGGCACCAGGTGCTGGCGGATTCAATACAACATGAAGTACAAGGACAAGCCGGCACTGCCTAGCAAGCCTGATACCGGAGGATGGACGATTCAGCAGCTTGACGCAGGCTACCAATACTACGACGGCGACCTGTTGAAGCCGTTCTTGGATGATGGCGACACAGGATCGCCATACGTTGGCCTGCTGAATGGTTCAGGTGGCAAAGTTGCAGACCAAAAAACAGGCGATCCGGTTTTTATTGCGTTCAAGCGTTACAACAAAATAGATTTCAACTCGTTTTTGAGAGTATAAGCAAATGGCCAATCTTACAATCACAGCAGCTAGCGTAGGGATTGCAAGCGGGACAGCCGATGTGCGGGCTGTTCAGGTTGGCGAGTCGGTGACGCATGGCCAGCCGCTCTACTTCAGCGCCAACAAGTATTACAAGTGCGATGCAACGTCAGCAACCAAGGCGAATTGCGGCGTTATTTCACTTGGAACTGCGTCAACTGATGGGTGGGTATTAGCGTTGTTTCCAGGTGGAGAGTACATCGTTGGTGCTACATTGACGGTTGGTATGACTTACGTTATTTCTGCGACATCAGGTGCGATTGCACCGATTGGTGATTTGGCAAGTACGAACTTCCCAACAATTCTTGGAACCGCCAAGACGACTACCACCCTTCGCTTCAATCCCGATCCTTCTGGAGTAGCGAAACCATAGCATGGCTGAAAAAGGTTGGGCATTCAGACGCAGCAAGGCAATTCAGCTTGACCGGTCTATTGGCAGCAAGCAGACCGAGCAACGCGACTGGTCTAGGCCGTCTTCTGGTAGTGGTGGAAGTGCAGCAAAGCTGTTCATGACTCCAGGAGGCGGTATCGCAGCTAGGTCAGGCACCACGGTTTCGGCCGCAACTTGTACCGAGTACAAGATAGTCACAGGGACGCTAACGACTAACACCACGACAGCATCGGTCTACAATCCGTGGCCAGTAGCGATTCCAGCTAGCTATCCGATATTGGCTCAAAAGGAACATGTGAGCGGTGAGTGGGTAGCACTATTTCCAGGCATCGTTGATGTTCGCTGGGTTGATCCAAAGCTTGAGCAATCGCTTGACAAGACCACATACACCACAATCGACACAGCGGAGGCGTGCTAGTGGTAGCGATAGTACTGCCTAAACATTGGCGGTTTAATTATCCGCTATTGATGGGCCACCTAAAAAAAGGTGCTGGTGGTCATTTGCTGCGCAATGCCGCGCACCATTTGGTAAATGATTGCGGCGGAGGAGGCGTCTGCTGCGATTACTTGCCAAGCACAATTACAGCAACTCTGAGCGGAGCGACTGGTTGTGCCGCTTACATGAATGGCACATTTGTAATGAATCATGTAGGTAGCGGATGCAGTTATCTTTATGAAGAACACCCATCTGCACCGGGTTCGCCTTGCGATGCGATGCTCGCCTGCACGACAGCTACAATCGGAGGATACACCACCTATTGGTACGTGGATTACATTAAGGTTATTGCTACGCTATCCAATACTGACGCATCGTTCAGTGTAGCTGCTCAAATCCTATGGCGTGCTTTTTACGCGCCGAGTGGAACGTGTATTGTCCGATCGACATATCCTGGAGAGTACAGAACGAATGATTGCACATTCAGTCGCGCGACGTGCAGAACTGGAACGCTAACCAGAGTTCTCAATCAGGTGAACACAGGAACTTTCAATATCTTCGGAACTAACGCAACAACTGCAACGTGCACATACTGACATGCGAGCAAGCTGCCAATGCGGATGGACAATCGCCGCCAACAAGCCTGGGAACGTCAAGTGCGGTCAATGTGGTCTTGAGTCGCACATATCCGAAGACGGCTTGTCTAATAGGTCTTATGGCGTTGGCGACGTACTAGAGATATTGATCGACGCTTGCGGTGGCCGACTATTCAAGGTGATATGGCTAAGGGCATTCAAGAAAGACTGTGGATGCGACAAGCGGAAGGAACAGCTCAACACGCTATGGCTGAGAACCTATCGCAGGTGGTTGCGATTGTTGTCGATTCTGCACCCTTGGCTTGGTGACAGTGCTGATCAGAGACGCCAAGACAATCACAGCTAGGAACGCAAAGAATAGGCTGCTGCTGCATCCACACCCACGCGGAACATCCATGCCCACAAGCTTAGCTGACGAGTCGGTAGCAGGATCGTAAGACATGTCAGTTCTCCTTGGTGCCGAGTCAAACGATCCAGCGTAGTCGGAATGAATTGACGATGCAATGAGAGAATATCCGCCATTCACGCACGCCACACCAGGACTGGGGGGGTGGGGGGGTGGAATCTCAAAATGAGACGAAAATCGTCGAT